GCAGGTGGTAATGATGAAGATGTGTTAATGGAACTTGAATTCCAAGCAGTCAAGACTACGATTGGTTCAGATGTGTTCACTTGCAAATTAGTCAAGAACGAATCATAATAAATACATTTAATTAAAAACACTAACTTAAAGGAAATACCAATGGATTTCACTAAAAAGTTCGGTTCCCTAAATCCCAAGGATCAAGCGGAATGGATTGAAAATGACGGCAGTCGTTTCTTAGTCGCACCAGCAAACAATATCGCATTCAAGAACAAGACACTAGAGATGTTCAAGATGAGTGAGATACAAGGTGGTGGATTAGATAACCTGACAGCAAAGAGAGTAATTGAGATTGAATCAGAAGTGAAGGCACACACCATCCTACTAGATTGGGAGAAGGTGACAAACCAAGGTGTCAATGTGTCATATGACACAGAAGTGGCCACACAGATGATAAGCAATTACGAACAATTTAGAAATTGGCTTGATGCTGAATCTATCAAACTGGCAACCAAGAAACAAGACAAGGACAACGCCAAAAAAAAGAGTTAAAGACCTTATTTGAATGGCTTGCCATATGGGGTCCTCATTCAGACATACCTGAAGTAAAAGCCAAGGCACCCACATATTCGAAGCATCTGGACATATATGTCACAGCATTCAACATTCTGTCCAGTGATAGGTTAAATACATTTGGCGGAATTGGACCTATTCCATTTTCTGCTATGGTTGAATTTTGCAAATGGGTTGGAATCAAAGATCAAGAAGAATTTATCACTACATTTCAAGAGTTAGACCAACACTATGTTCAGACTGTACATAAACAGGAAGAAAAGAGGAGTAAAAGTTTAACGAATGGCAACAGAAGTAGTAAATCTAAAAATAACCGTAGATAGTAGTGGTGCAACAAGGTCGGTAAACAACCTTAAGACATCATTGGGTGGAGTCAACAAGAGTTTTGGTTCAACAGGTGCCGCGGGAGCGATGGCATTTGGTAGGATCAAAGGTGCAATAGCAGGTCTTGGTCTTGGTCTATTGGTCAAAGAAGTAGCACAGACATCAGCAGAATTTGAAGACTTACAATTGGCCTTGAATGCAGTTTTCGGGGGAGTAGATGAAGGCGCCGCGGCATTCGAAAGAGTCAAAAACATTGCAGGCAAACTACCATTAGACATTGACCTTATCACATCAGCATTCACACAGTTGAAAGGTGCTGGTATTGAACCCACAGAAGAACTATTATTGAGTTTCTCAGATGCGGCTTCCGTGTCAACTGACAAGGTTGGTGCTTTCCAATCATCAATTGATTTGTTTACCAGAACGATGCAGGGTGGTTTGGGTCTTGAAGAACTACAGAGATTACAAGACAGGGGTCTTCCTGTATTTGATGTATTGAATGAAAAATTAGGTATTACCAGATTAGAAGTTTCCAACTTGGGTAAGACGGCAGAAGGTGCCAAACAGATCAGAGATGCTTTATTCTCTGGATTTGATGAGAGATTTGGTGGTGCAACTGAAGTAGCCTTGAGTTCATTGTCAACAAGGTTCTCAAACTTTGGTGACGCAATGAAGAAAGCCGCAGTTGCTTTCGGGGGTAAAAATGAGGGAGGTTTTCTAGATGGACTTGCACAAGCAACAGGTGGACTTACAGAGTTCATTGGTGAGAATGAAGAATTAATTGCCGCAATTGGTAAATTGATTGGACAAGGTCTAAACCTTGTGATTGATGCATTTGGATTGTTGTTTGATATAATCAGACAAGTTGTAGACATAGTCAAAGCGGCTGTGGACACATTCCTGGGATTCATACAGACGATCAAAGACGTGGCAACCACTATCGTAGAATTCAAAGACAAAGTTGTTGGCAAGTTCACAGAGATGAAAGACGGTATCGCCGAGAGAATGACCAACATCAAAGACAGTGTAGTGAATGCTTTCAGTGACACAGAACACGAAGTCGTTGGTGGATCAATTGTTCCAGATATGGTCAATGGTGTACTAGCAGAATTTACAAGAATGGAATCAGGTGTGATACAGACCACACAGTCAATGACAACCACAACCACAGCCATAATTGGTGATGGTTTCAGTCAAGACAGTATGAACAACATACTTGTTGATCCAGTGAGAAACACAACTTCAATAGTAAAATCAGAATTTGGAAGTTTGGAAAGTGCAATATCAGGAAATGTATCTGGCATATTATCAGGATCAAAATCAATCAAAGGTGCATTGCTAGACATTGCCAAGACAGTGGCCACTAAAGGTATAACCAACACATTGATGGGTATGATATCAGGTGGCGGCATAGGTGGAGGTATGGGCGGAGGACTTGGTAGTCTAATTGGTCCTGCGATGAGTTTATTTGGTGGTTTCTTTGCAGACGGTGGTAAGATACCTGCAGGCAAGATAGGGATCACTGGAGAAAAAGGTCCAGAAGCCGTTATGGGACCTGCTAGAGTTATTCCAATGCAAAAGAGAGATTCAGTTTCACCTGTTTTCAATTTCAATATTCAAGGTGCAGTAGGCGGAACAAAAACAGGCACAGTGACACAACAAGATCTAAACAATATGGCTGGTAGGATACTTGAAGAGAGTATCAATATTATGAGCCAAAGGAGGTTTGCATAATGGCGGCTAACACAGCATCAGCAGTTCATCCATCACCAACAGATTCAAATTCAAATGTTATATCAGTGGGACCAAGTATTTCATCACAGGTGGAGACAGAAACAAGAATGACCATACTTGATTTTTCAGATGGTTTCTCACAGAGAATACCAGATGGTCCAAACAACCTGAGAAGGATCTACACGATAGTTCACGAGAACTTGAACACAACAGATGCTGACCTATTGAGAGAATGGTATGAATTTTATTCACGTGGACAGACCATAACAGCACCAACTTCACCAACCGATGGCACAACAAGAAACTATTACATCAGACAATTTTCAGAGACACTATCAGGACCATTGCTTCACACATTCACAGCAGTATTAGTGGAGGACAAATAGTGCCCAATTTTATCAATGACTCAAAGAACATAAACGAGTACACTCCCATTGAGTTATACAAATTTGATTTCAGCACGATAACACCAAGATTCTTTGGTGCAGTTTCCACAGATGTGAAAATATCTAATCACAGACAATCAAATGGTTCGGACATTGTTATGAATGGAACAACATTTGAATTTTGTGCGGCATCCATAACAGGTGTTTCAAGTGCATTGAACACTATGCCATCTAGACCACAACTCACGATTGACAGGACAGCATTTGATGCCTTGACCAATGTGGCCACACTGATCACAAGTTGGACCAATCTAGGAAAATTACCACCTTTCCCATTTAGGGGTGTCACAGTAACGAGATTCCTCACACTACACGAATACAACGCAGATACTGATTGGGGTTTTGAAGTGGGTGGATCTATCACGGCAGAAAAAATTCTATTGAGTGGTGTCAAGTCAAGATATTTTGTGAACAGCATCATAGATTCAGATGACAAGACATACATCCTAGAACTAACACCAAGTCTTGGACTTGACCAGAGAACAGAAACTAACAGGAAGATGCCATCAGGACTATGCAGTCTCAAATATAGAAGTTATGTGAATGGACAATTTGAATACACAGCAATCGCAGATGGTGGTTGCCCATATGGACAGCAGACCAATGGTGATTCAGGTTATAGTGTAACAAATTATTTTGACAAAGACAATGATTCAACATCAGATCCAGGCCTAGACTATTGTAGTAAAAATATCAGGGCTTGTAGATTGAGATGGGCATCAGGTACTGACAACTCACCTTTGCCTTTTATGGGACAGTTCAGGGCAGGAACACCAGGAACGGAGAGAAATGACTAGAATAAAATCAACACAAGACAGTTTTTTAAAGTTGAGTGAAGCGGCCAAGAACAATTCAAACATCATAAAGAACAGAGATGAGAACACCATATCAGGTGATGTCAGTGAACAACAATTCTACAACGCACAGGTATCAGACACAACTTCTATAAAATTACCAATAGTGTATGGAACGGTGCTGACCAAAGGCACTGTGATAGATGAATCAGTCACACAGGCGGCTGTTGGTCTTTCATCAATTGAAAAAGACACTATCAATTTCAAACACTACAAGGTATTGATCAGTGAAGGTGACTGCAATGGCATCAAAGCCAATGTACACTATCACACAGTGATCAACAACAGACCATTGATAGATCCAGACACAGGCGTAACAGAATTGAATGGTGTGGAGATAAAACAAAGGACAGAAACAGACACCAGTGATTGGGCAACGAATGAAAAAATGAGCCAACAGTCAAAAGATGTGGATATTTCGGTGTTTAAAGGTTCTACAAACAATCTTGCCAAGAATGTCACTAGGGTGGGATTCCTACAAGGACTGTCAGATGTGTCAACGGAACTGACCAATGGTTATGTTCTACAATACAATTCAACTCTAGACAAGTTTGAAGGCAAACACATCAACAACATACTCAATGATGCGGGAATGTTCACTACCACAGATGCCAATCCATTTGGAACAGGAACTGATGTAGAGAAATGGGTCATACCACACGCAGTAGAATATGAAGTCACACTTCACTCAGATAGCAGGGTCACACAGACACCATTCCGTTGGTGGAAGGCAGGTGCCAATGCAGGAACAACCGCGGGAGCCAATGACTCAATCTATGCTTCAAGTGTGTTGAAACTGGATTCACTGTTCAGACCAGACATCTTGATGTATGACAACATAACATATAAATTTAATATGAGTTCAAGTCTAGGATCAGGTAATGGTTTCTATGTGACTGATGATTTGACAACAGAATACACGACAGGAGTCACAAGTTCGAGTGTGGCCGCTGGGACATATATAACTGAACACGGATTATACACATTCACACCAACCAGTGCAACACCAAGGGTGATGTACTACAGAACAGCGGCCGCTTCTAACACGGGTGGCAGAATATTGATAAGGAGTGCATAATGGCGACATTTGTAAAAGCACCAGCAGTAGACACTTCAGCAGAGATAGGAGTGTCATTCAACAATGATTTTTTCTATCACTCAGGAGGAACGACTCAAACAAGTCTATCATCCATCACTATGTCAGGTATCACAGATCACGAGTTGGTTTGGTTTGGATTGGCCATAGGTGGAAACATACCAGCGATAACGACAACACAATTTGAAATGCAGATGGACAACACTGGTATGGAAGAAGCATTCAGTCCATTGGCACAAGGTGTTGATTGGGATTTCTTATTAAGCAAATCACAGACTAAAAACAATGTTCCAGCAACAGATTCAAGATTAGGTGCCATCGTAGAAACAGAATATTTCACTTTCAACAATGTGACGGCAACAACACTGTCAGAAGCATACAAAGAAGTTTGGACGGATGGTAAACTGGCCAATGACCCAACAGATCCAAATTACAATGCCTACAATCACTCAAACACCTTGAACTTCGCCACTTCATCGATGGGCACAGGTGGACACATCTACGATGATGATGCGACCAATGTGCTATTCGTTGCATTCTGGGGACCAGGTAGATATGTAAAAGAAGCCGCAAAAAGAATAAAGTTCAGACCAGTGACCAACAACGACAAAGAATGGATTTTACAGGCCTGCATAAGAACAGAAACAGTAGACACTGCTTACAGTGACATAGCCAAATTGAGAAGAAGTGATGTCAACTATGACATAAACACCAATGCCACTTTCTTCTATAACCAAGGTGAAGACACTGCTTGGACTTCAGGAACTGGCATAAGAGACACTGACACAAAGATGATAGATACCTTGACTTATCCACACACTTCATTGGTGCAGTTGAGTTATCCTAGAGGTATCAGCCTTGAAGACAAAGATGATGACACTAAATTCAGTTTCATATATGAAGGCAAGAAAGTGAAATTTGTTCACATCTTTCCTGCGGCTGGAGAAGTGGTGGACGCACTCAACTTCACTAATAACACAGCATCCATAGCCTATGATTTTATATCAAACAAGAGATATGGTATGGGTGAACAGATTGCAGATATATCACAAACATCAACAGCAGTCAATGAAGAACAGACCAACTACTTGAGATATATGTTGAGAGAATACGGAGACAGATGTGAGCAGATCTTAACTTTCAAAGATTCAGAAGGCGTCAACACAACACAGAACAGATACACATTCAACTCAGTGCTAGAACAGGTTTCCAACAAGTTTGAGACCATACAGAAGATATTGAACAATATGAATGCACAGTATTATTTCCATAATGGTTATTTCAAGATATACCAAGACTCAGATCAATCTGAACCAGTCAAGATAGTGAACCAGTCGAACTGTAGAGACATAAAATTCACAGGTAGGAACCATTTGCCTGAAGTGAACACATTCTACGTGAAATACAACAATGAAAGAAAGATGTTCAAACAGGACACCGCCTTCGCTGAATTGAGAGATCAGTTGAATACAGGTATGCCAGTTGTGTCAAAAGAAGTTGTTATGCAAGGTATCACAAACACACAACAGGCAGAGAGACACGCAAGATACCTAGCAGAGTCAAGCAAGACAGAAAAAGAATTTGTGGAATATGTGGCAGGTGCTGATCACTGTTATGTGAAACCAGGTGATCTCATAAACCTTACACACACTGAAGATGACAGCAAGAAACATTCAGGTAGGATCTTGAGCATCTCAGGCAATGTGGCAACCATAGATGGAACGGTAGAACTTGACACCACAAAGACATACAACATATACATTGACAATGGTGTCAACACCACTGACAACACATTCACACCATTCAACCAGACCATAGCAGACAACAAGGTGTTCGAAACCATAGCAACAGTGAGTTCAACATCGACTAATCAATTGATACTGGGTTCCACAACAGGATTGCAGAGCATAAACCAAGACAATGGTAGCCTCACAGCATTCAACAGACAGTTGTTCAATCTAGTTGAACCAGATGCATCACCAACCAAACCATACCAACAAGAAAAGATATATAGAATACAGAGCATCACTGAAGTCCAACCATTTGAATATCAGATAGTGGCACAGAGATACGATGTTGACAAATGGACTGACATTGATGCAGGATATAAATTTGGTGTTGACATATCAAAAAGCAACTGGTCATCATCATACACGGAGTCAAACTAATGGCATCTATACCAGTAAAATTATTATACACACAAGATTCAGATTATGTGAGAGGCACCATAACATATGAGTGGACCACACCAGCCGCTGTGTCAGGCATCACAGGAGGTAGTACCAGTGCCGCTGGCATAGACAGTATAACTTTCAATCAGTCAAGCGCCAATCTCGTTATTGCATTTGACTCTAACACTGATCCCACAGTTGACATAGCGAGTGCCACGGATACATTGGCATTGACTGTCCCAGACAACTACAATGACAACCTCATAGTAGAAGTCACGGCAGACATACTAGCAGGACCAAGCCACGACAAGGTTTCACCTATAACAAGGAAGTTGAAACATCAGTTCATAGGTATCAGTGACAGCATACTGACGGCTTCACCAGCCACATTGACTTTTACAGAACTAGAAGTCATATCAGGAACTACAAAGAGCCTTGGAACATATTCTGTCAATGATGCGGATGGATCAGTCAATTACACGGCCACGATAGCATATGACAAATCGATAGGTTCCATAACTTACAGTGATTCCAGCATAGTGACCAGCAACTCAGCCAATGATGAGATCATAACATCAACAATTTCAGATCTCAACACAGTGATGAGTGATATGCAGTACAAACCAACACTGATAACCAATCCTTCAACAGGATCATTTGGTATGCAAGGACAGACCATATCAGTGTCATTGAAGAATGCAGTGGACAACAAGATCCGTAATCAACCACAATCAGTTTCAACCACGATAGACAATCAACTACAATTGACGAACTCTGGACCAGCACCAACTGTCACAGATGAACACGTGATTGGAACAGGCAATGTCACACTGGGCACGATCGGTCTGAGCCCAACTACATTGAATGATCCAAGTGTCGTTTTCACGGCCAATGTTGCACTGAACAGGAACTTTGGAAACATTGATTGGAAAACTCCGGGCATAGTGACCACTGGTGTGAACTACTACCTGGTGTCAACATCAAATGTTGAACTGTTGAATGACAACCTTTCCAACAGTGGTTATGTTCCAGGTGTGACCATACCTTCATCAGGATCAGATCTTGAGAGCATAGACACATATGGTGACCAGACGATCAACATATCAGTTTCATCTTCGCCACCATTGTCAATATTGAATGCAAACACAACAGTCACAGTGACATTTGGAGAGAACCAAGAATTAACTGGCACGACAGGCATTGACTATGTCGAGAACACTGCCAACGCATCAGCATTGGCCAGCCTACAGATAGGCGACACCGCTGACGGAGATGCAGGAACCACAGAGATATATGCTCTGATACTGGATCCCACTGCCAACCTAGGAGGAATACAGATCAACAGCACTACCAACATCACCGCATATGCGGGAACGGGAGCGGCGACAGGCATATCAGCCAACGCCTACATAGTGCAAGGGACCAAGGCCAACTTAAACACGGCATTAGCGAGTGCATATTCATTCTTCCCAGATCCAGAAGTGGTATCAAACACAGATTTCAAAATTAGCCTTTACAGGGCACCAAATGGTACTTCACCAACACTGGACATCAACAACAATGTTTCAACATTCACAAAGATCTACGAACAGTCAGGTCTTGCCATAACCAACACAGCCACGGTGGACACATTGGCAGTGTCAAGTGCCAGTTTCACAGTGAATGAAAATGCTGATGAGGTATCATTACCGACTGCTACCATAATCGCGGACAGCACTGGTGCAAAAGATATCACCCTGACGATAACAACGACCAACACAGACACCGCAGGATTGGAACAAGACAGATGGGGCATACTTGATTCACCAAATGGCACTTGGAACCAGTCCACTAAAGTTTGGACCTACACAGGAACACAGTCACAGGTTATGGCAGAGACTGCCAACCTGAGATACCAATTGGGAAGGAACTATGACACGGATTCAGTGTTGACATATCAGATACAGGTGGCGGGCGAGAGCACAACCCACACAGAGGATGTGACCATAGACATCATACCAACCACGGGTGCAAGATTTGAGAGAGATGCTGTAAATTCAAATCCAGGATATGGACCAATAAGTGATGGTCACATAGAATATGACCAAGACTGGATACCTAATTCAGCCACTGGCTTCACTATGAGTTGGTGGATAAGGAACACACCTAGGTACCTAGAACACGACATAGCCACAGAACACGGTGGTACGGACCAACAATATGCTCCACAGTTTGACCTATTTGAATGGACGGACAGTTCAAGTGTCCAGCAAGGAAAAATTTTTCAATCGCCATTTGGATTAGGATTTTATCTGGATTATGGTTCCCCAAGTAATCGGGTATCTTTCAGCATCAATGACGACGCCACGGCATATACTAACTTTCAAAATGAGAGCAACACCACTTACAGGAAATATGACTTCAGTGGTGCAGAATGGTACAACACTTGGGCACACAATATGATCAGCATAGATTTCGCTAACCAGACTATGTGGATGGCGGTTAATGACAGCATATACACCACTTCAACTTCAGGGGTCACTTTTGGTTGGTTACCAACTGGAGTGACTAGCCACGTGGCCAAATCAAAATTCCGTATCGCTAGACACGTCGATCCAGGAGACACATATTCAGGTTCACTACCATCAGGTGCGACACCTTTTGACTATTCACAGAACAACAACACCGGATACTGCATATCAGACATACAGATAGTGGATTCATATATGGCACCAAACACCACCAACATTGCCAAATTTGCCTATGATGTTGGTAATTCCAACAGGGCACCAAAGATCAACAGTGGCAACTATGACAGTTGGATATCAGGTACGATAGATGACACAGTGGACAACAACCAGACCGCTGAACTGGGCACGGACTTCAGCAATGATTGGGCCAATGCGACCAATGCCACACTGGCCAATTGGAACACGGTAGGGACCGGCAGAGGCAACAAGACGATTTACCATATAAATGAGTCTTCCACTAATCCAGTGGCCAATTACATACCAACAGTGTTCAATTGCAGTGATGGCCCAAGTGATTAAATCACTTGATAGACCAAAAACACTAAATATATTAAATTAGGACAAACATATGACAGCAGGAACATTTAACATAACAGTAGAACAAGGCACAACTTTCGTCAACAATATGACTGCGAATGTTGATGGTTCTACAGACATAACAAACTTCACATTTTCAAGCCAGATCAGAACAGAAGCACTGAGCGATCACATTTTGGCCACTTTCACTGTGACAAAGACGGACAACGCCAATGGTGCTTTCAACATCAGTCTCACAGACACACAGACTGCCAGTTTGCCAGCAGGCACACACAAATGGGATCTTGTGTATGTGGATTCTGCGGACAGTTCTAGAAACAGATTATTAGAAGGAAATTGCACTGTGGTAGCACAGGTCACAAGGAGTTAATTTATGGCAACAACAGTAGAAACATCAAATGCGGTAACGAACATAACAGTCACAACAGGAACACAGAATGTGTTCTCAAACATAGCGACAGATTCAGGAACTGTGGTTGTAGATTCAACTGTTGACACACTTACATTCACAGGTGCAGGTGGTATAACAACTTCAGGAACACCAGGCACAGACACAATCACAATAACACAAGGTGCCGCTGACATATCATCAAAAGACACAGATGACCTATCAGAAGGTTCAACAAATTTATACTACACAGATGCCAGAGTGACCACAAAATTAGGCACTGTGAGTAGTCATATATTACCAGACACAGATGACACCTATGATCTAGGTTCACCTACGAAACAGTTCAGAGAACTGTATCTAGGTCCAGACAGTTTATACATAGATGGCGTGCAACTTATTTCGCGTCAGGCGGCCAACTATGATTTCACCACAGATGCTGGGCAGTCAATACGTCTAAAACCAGAAGATTCATTGTTCCTGGAACCCACATCAGGCAATGTCAGAGTCAGCAGTGGTAATTTGAATGTGGAAGGCACCGGTGACATCAATGTCACAACAGGAGACATCAATATCACTAATGGAGGTGTTACAGCCGCTTCAGGAACGGTCTCAGCAGACACAGTTCTAACTGACCTAGTCAAAGACACGGCGGATCTAGTTTTAGAATCAGGTGCTGAAAGTTTTATACACGCCAACACAGGCAATCATTATGTGGGCAGTCTATCACAGGCAGTACACATCACGGGCACAGAAGTAAAAGGTGTGGGCACAAATCCAAACATCACGGCAAACAACCTAACGGTTAATGGCACAGTGACTGGCATAGATGTAAGTGACCTGACAGACACAGGTGGACTTTTGGCAGGTGATGACTTATCAAACAATGACACAGATGACCTATCAGAAGGATCAACAAATTTATACTTCACGAATGCAAGGGCAGATGCCAGAGTCAACTTACAGACAGGTGCCAATCTAGATCTAAGCAACAAGTCAACTTCAGATCTAGCAGAAGGAACCAACCTATACTACACGGATTCAAGGTTTGACACGAGGTTAGCGACCAAAGACACAGGTGATCTAACTGAAGGAACAAATTTATACTACACAACTGGTAGATTTGACACGGCATTTTCAGGTAAATCAACAACAGACCTATCAGAAGGAACAAATTTATACTACACAACTGGTAGATTTGATACGGCATTTTCAGGTAAATCAACAACAGACCTATCAGAAGGAACAAATTTATACTACACGGATTCAAGATTTGACACGAGACTGGGAACCAAAACAACTGACAACTTGACAGAAGGTAGTTCAAACTTGTACTACACTGATGCAAGGGCACAAGCAGTCTCAATCAACAATTTAAGTGAAGACACAACACCAGAATTAGGTGGCACTTTGGACATATTGGGCAATGACATAACAAGTTCAACTGCCAATGTTGTGATATCAGCGGATGGAACAGACAAAGATGTCATAATCAAAGTCAAAGATGCTGGTGCTACACTACAGACGGCAGGAACATTCAGTGATTATGACTACATAGAAAACACAACCAATGCAGATTCAGGCACAGCAACAACAAGATATGACACTGTGTTGGACATTGACAGAGGTATCAGGATTGGTTCAACAGCAAATGAATTCAGTTCAACAGGTGCTTCACCGAACAACAACAATTCAGCATACAACCTTTCAGGTATCATAGTGGGTAACACAGGTAACACTTGGCCAGCGATTGACATCATATCAAATGGACAGGCAACTGATGGATCAAATC